GCTAACGTCTACAACCTGCGGACTGACAGCCACACCCAGAGGGAGACACAAGAAGTTGCCAAGCAAATTGGGGAAGTGATAGGCAAGCTGTTCCCTATATCATGGAAGGAGTTAACCAATGGACGTAGATGCACCACTTGAGTTCGTTGTGTTCTCAACACCAACATGTAAGTTTTGCGATAAGGCAAAAGACTACTTTGATATGATTGACGCAAACTACGCTAATGTAAATATCGAAGAAGACAAGGAAGCAGCTGCGTTTTTCAGGAGTATGAATTGGATGACTGTACCGCAGATATGCTCGGTGGTCGAAAGTGAAACCAAAGATGGCCTAGAGATGAGGCACATTGGAGGCTACAACGACCTACTAAAGTACATGCGTAGAAAGATGCAGTAAAACAATGAGTTAACATGGGGAACCGCTTTGGTTCCTCATTTTTCCGAATTAGTAGACACCCTAGAAGAGAAGAGATAACTATAGTTATAACCTAGAGGTAACCTTATGTCTGATAAACAACCTATAATTACTAAAGACCTAATAGATTACCTTGAGACTATATGCCCAGACGGAAGCCCATCCCTAGATACACCTGAGAGGGAAATCTGGTATCGGGCAGGAAAAGTGAACCTAGTGAGGCACCTAAGGTCCTTGCACGAACTTCAAACAACCTCAGTATTATCAGGAGAAATCTAATGTGTGGAGCAAGTTACACGCCGCCACCCCCACCCCCAGCGGCACCACCAACGCTAGACCAACTAGCACCAAAGACAGCTGGCGAAGGCGAGAACACTCGTGGCCGGAAGAAGAAAGGCCTCTCTGCATACCGCATGGATGCCACAGCGCCAGCTAGTAGTGCACTCGGGAGTATTCCCAAGAAGGCAGCTGGCGGCGTCAACAAGTAGGATAAGTAAACCATGGACGAAATGACAAACAAGGGCGACTTAGCTGCCCAGTACGACCACCTCGTCCTTGAGCGTGAGGTTTTCCTCGAGCGAGCCCGGGAGTGTTCAAAGGTCACAATCCCAATGCTCATCCCGCCGAGCACCTCGGGGAAACACACCAACTACCCTACCCCTTATCAATCGATCGGGGCTCGTGGTGTAAACAACCTAGCCTCGAAGCTATTGCTTTCACTCTTTCCACCTAACAGCCCATTCTTCTCTATGCGTGTTGATGATTTCACAGCGCAGGAGATCGCCCAAGAAGAGGGTGCCCGGGCTAAGGTAGATGAAGCACTAGGTAAGTACGAGCGAGCAGTCATGCAGTCCATCGAGGACAGTGGCGATCGTTCGGCTCACTTTGAGGCGCTCAAGCACATGATCGTAGGTGGCAACGTATTGCTCCACCTGCCGAAGGATGGAAGCACTCGCGTGTATCCTCTTTCACGATACGTAGTCACGCGTGACCCATCCGGTGAGATGCTCAAGTGCATCATCATGGAAGAGATGAACTACAAGAATTTGCCTAAAGAGATCGCTGAAGCGGTTGCTGAGGGCATGAAGAACGAGCATGGCGAAGTTAGCCCTACGGCTACCGTCAAGCTACACACCTGTTTCCACCTTGAAGATGGTAAGATTAAATCATTCCAAGAGGTGAACGGCGTCAGAGTTCCAGACAGTGAGGGACAATGGCCGAAAGAGAAGTCGCCCGTGGTGGCTTTGAGGTGGACGCGTATTGACGGCGAAGATTACGGTCGTGGATACGTTGAAGAATATCTTGGTGACCTCATCTCGATGGAAGGGCTTTCTAAAGCTCTACTCGAGGGGGCAACCGCAGCTGCACGTCTGGTGTTCCTAGTGAACCCCAACGGTGTAACCCGAGCTCGTGACGTGTTGAACGCCGAGAACGGTGCTGCAGTAGCTGGTAACCCACAGGATATCGTACCTCTGCAGGTGCAGAAGCAAGCAGACATGAGCGTAGCCGAGAGGCAGATCGCCAGTATCGCTGACAGACTAGCCTACGCGTTCCTCATGAACAGCGCAGTGCAACGTCAAGGTGAACGCGTTACGGCAGAGGAAGTCCGCTACATGGCGGGTGAACTTGAGGACGCTTTAGGTGGTGTTTATTCCATCCTATCTCAGGAATACCAGCTTCCCTACGTTAATCGTGTCATCGCTCGTCTCACAAAGATGAAGAAACTGCCGTCCCTGCCTAAGGGTGTGGCAACGCCAACAATCGTTACAGGCCTTGAGGCCCTAGGACGTGGGCATGACCTTAACAAGTACGACATGTTCCTGAAGGCTCTGATGCCTCTAGGACCAGAAGTGCTCGGACAGTTCATGAATGTTGGGGATTACATCACCCGTATCGGTACATCATTAGGCATCGACATTGACGGTCTAATCAAGACCCCAGAGCAGATGCAACAAGAGCAACAGGCTGCACAGCAAAAGCAACAACAAGCTCAGATGATGGACATGGCTAAAGGGGCAGTACCTGCTATCGCTAAAGAAGGTGCAGCTGCTATGGCCGCAAACATGAACCCTAACCAAGGAGCCCAATAATGGCTGGTAAACGACAGAAGCCGGGAGCCAGTGGGCTACTTGGTAAGATCACAGGAGCACCCGGGAAAGCCGGGGCTGCTCTTGCACAGTATCTACTAAAAGGGCTTTACATTCCCAAGAAGGGAAAAGGCTCTAAAGGGGCCAAGACAGTAAGGCCTAAGTAAACCCTTTCACCAATTAACCTATGGAGAACATCATGGCTGATGACCTCGTACAAGACCCCGACAATCCTACGCTCGAAGAAGAAGCGGCAAAGATGGATGCAGCCGAAAGTGAAGCACCAGCTGAACCTAAGCTTGCAGGGGAAGAAGATGAACCGGATCGCCCAGAGTGGCTACCGGAGAAGTTCAAGTCCCCAGAGGACATGGCGAAAGCCTACAGTGAACTCGAGAAGACCCTAGGTTCAAAGGACAGCACTGCGGAAGAGAAAACCGAAGCCGCAGAAGCTGCCGTTGAAGGCGCAGGTTTGGATATGGACGCCCTCTCAGCGGAGTACGCAACCAACGGAGAGCTGACGCCAGAAAGCATGGCGAAGCTAGAAGCAGTTGGTATTCGACCAGAGATGGTTGACGCTTACATCGCAGGGCAAGAACTCCAATCCAAGGAAATACTGGCTGACCTACTCGAGGGTATCGGCGGTGAACAAGAGACCTACAATGAGATGGTAGCTTGGGCAGCTGATGCGCTTGAAGAGAGTGAAATCGATAACTTCAACTCTGTAATGGAAAGCGGTAACCAAGCGGCAATTAAGCTCGCTGTAAACAACCTCGCCTCTAAATGGTCTGGCGACACGGGAATTGAACCCGGTCAACAGCTCAACGGTAAAGGTACAAACGCTGGCGCCTCTCGCTATGAGAGCACAGCTGACTTGATGAAGGATATGCAAAACCCTGAGTACCGTGACAACCCGGCGTTCCGCCAGAAGGTTGAAGCGAAGCTCGGACGTTCTGATATCATGTAATCCAGCTTCGGCTGATGGTGAAAGGAGGTGATCGTTTGTCTCGTTCTGGGAGAGTTTATTCCGAATACGACAAGAAATATCAAGCAAAACCCGAGAACGTTCGGAAGCGTGTCACAAGAAATGCGGCACGGCGCTTGATGATAAGAAAACACGGCAAAGCGAAACTGCAGGGGAAGGATATCGATCATCGTAAGGGAACCAAGGCAGGAAACGGTGCCAGCAACCTGAGGATCATGTCCTCTAGTGCAAACCGAGCTAAGAAGTAAACATCGGCGGGGGCTCAGGCCCCTGCCCACAACCCAAGGAGCGGCTTATGGCCTTTTCAGTTAGCGACCTATCCACAGATTGGCCGATAGATCAGGACGCATTTGTTCGCTTGGCTATTCAAGAGATATGGTCAACCTACGGTAAAAACGTATCTGCTGGTTTGAAGCGTAAGACGTTGAATAAATTCGGCAGAAAAATTAACGGACTTATAGATGACCAAACAGTCTGGGAAGTTCCAGCTCTAACGGAAACGTACCTCACACCTAACAACAACCTTATCACCCATATCTCCTCAAGCAACGCCGCAGACACCATGTCGGTAGCATTCGAGGGGCACTATTTCGACGCTGGAGACTTGTACTTTGGCGCTGAGACGCTTAACCTGACCGGACAGACACCAGCAGCCCTCTCTAGGGGTTACGCTAGGTGCAGCCGACTGAGGGCTATTGACGGACCTGCAGGTGACGTATGGGCGCACCAGAACACCAGTATCACTGCAGGTGTACCCACAGATTTCACTACGGCCCACAATGTCATCAAAGGCACAGATAACCGTACACAGTCATACAAATGCGCTACAACCCTCAGCTATCGAGATTGGGGCATCCTGACAACGTCAGCCTACGGCATTGCCCGTAAGCAGGGTGGGGCTATGGACTTCGAGCTCTTAATCAAGCTTCAAGGAGAAACAGCGTTCACACCTGTATACGGACAGGCTGAGTTGGACACTGGGGCAACCTCGTTCTTCCAACAGAATTACAAGCCGTATGTCATCATACCAGCAAACTCTGACATTCGCATGCAGTTCAACCCATCCGTAACTGGAATGCAAGCTAACGGATCGTTCAGTATGATACTCGCGTTAGACCGTGAGTTTGCTAACGAATAACAAATTCATCAGTGTCCCCTACGGGGGGCATCAACGAGTATGTTCAGCTAACCTCTACTCTACCCACCAATCTGACAAACACCCACAAGTGACACTTGGCCCTCTGCGGAGGATAACCTTGCCTAACGAACGGAGTTGGTCGAACAGGTGAAAACCTCTTCTAAATCAATCAAACCTTATAAAGGAGCCTATCATGGCTGTTTCAGTACCATCACGTCTAGGCCAAGCTAATCTGGCTGGTGACGCACTGGCGCTCTTCCTCAAGGTGTTCTCTGGCGAAGTAATGTCTTCGTACAATGCAAAGACGGTAATGAAAGACCGCACTCGCACTCGGAACATCACCTCGGGTAAGTCCGCTCAATTCCCTGCTATCGGTCGCACGACTGCTAGTTACCACACACCCGGCGCTGAGATCGTTGGCAAGACCATCGAGCACGGCGAGAAAGTCATCACGATTGATGACCTGCTGATCTCTGATGCGTTCATTGCTAACATCGATGAAGCCAAGAACCACTACGAGGTTCGCTCTGAGTATTCCATGCAGCTCGGTGCTGCTATGGCTCAGACCTATGACCGTAACCTGATCTCTATGGCTATCAAAGCCTGTGCTACAGGTGCTGCGGACACTGGCGCTGTTGCTGACCAAGGTGACGCACTCCGCGTTGCTCTCGGCGCATCCCCAACCGTCGCTACGATCATCTCTTCGATCTACGACCAAGCTGCTCGTTTCGATAACCTCTATATCCCTTCGGAAGATCGTTACGTCCTCGTACCGCCTTCGGTTTACTACGAGCTGGTTCAGAGCGACAAGTTGCTTGACCGCGACTACAGCAACCCTAACGGTTCGTACGCTATGGGTAACGTCATGAACGTGGCTGGCTTCCAGATCGTTTCTACGCCTAACCTCGCGATCAACCACTTGAACGCAGGTACTCCAGACTACCCAGACACCGCTGCTAACAAGTACGGCGTTGACGCTACGACTACCGTAGCTCTGTGCATGCACAAGTCTGCTCTCGGTACTGTCAAGTTGATGGACGTTTCTTCGGAATCAGAGTACGACATTCGTCGTCAGGGTACACTGATGGTTTCTAAAATGGCTGTTGGCCATGGCGTTCTTCGCCCAGAAGCTCTCGTTGAACTAGACGGCGCTTAATAAATTTGACCCTCAGGCCTCTCTGGCTTGGGGGTCTTTTTCATCCCTCTCTCTCCACTAAGGAAACCCAAAGAGATGCCATTCAACATTATCCCTACAACGGAGCTCGAGGCAGTCAAT